CTTACTTTGAAATTGTAACAAGAGTATTTAGCTCAATTGTTTTAACAAAAATTTATACCAATTAACGTTTTGGAACGGTATTTAATGTGTGTTTTGTTTGATTGTCCGTAAGGTAAGGACACTACCATATCTAATACATAACTAATACATAACTAATCTAATTCAAACCAGTCACTCAATGACTCAATTTCACACAATCGTTTTATGCCCTCAGGCCCATACGATGAAAAACCCTCAAATGGGAAAAAAGAGAACCCATCTGTTGATTCTTCTATTTTTGCAATGCGTTTAACCCCAACGGTGTTACAGCAGATGCGGCACTACCGCTTCCGCTGCGAGAATTTGAAGCTTTCAACTTCGCATACTCAACGCACATTCCTTCATACAACGCTCTACCCATCTGATCATTGGGTTGAGGTCTCGGTATATCCGACTCTTTTTTACACTCATTTACTGAAAAATTTTTCATATCCATTACATATTTTGAAAAATAATCATCCATTGTACGAATTGGTTGTTCTCTTTCTTTTTCCAGTAACAACTTCAATCGTGGTAAAAGAGTATCCAACTCTTTAGCATCTTTCTTTTCTTTTAACGCTTTACGTTTTTTATACTCAATTGTATAAGCATTTGGAATCTCCCATACACTCAAATAACCAATTTGTTGGACGGTTCCTGTTGAGTCTACATCCCAAAACTTATTATGATGCGCTTGCCATTCTGCATTGGTGTAATCAGTGATTTGCACTATATCTTCGATATTGACACCTGACACATTATTAACTGTGCCTGTTTGTGTCAAATTATCTGCACGTAAAAACCCCCGCTGATCAGCCGCTTCACCATAAAAATCCGGCAGAATTGTTATTCCTGCACCAGCCGTAACAGATAAAAAATTCGTATCATTGTGCGATGTATCTAAACTGTTCTGATGAGTTCCATCTTCTTTAAATCGCATCCCACCAGCGATAGCGTAAAAACCGTTCTTCAAAAATTTCAAAACATTTCCTGTTAGTGATAACGCGCTTCCGCCAATAGAAGTAAAACCAGAAGAACCAGTTTTCAAAGAACTGGTCATGGGAAAAGCTGTACTACCTAATATGGAGATTGGTGATATACTCGATACTCCACTCGCGCTCGTATTGTTCCCACCCAACGCATAATCATCAGCCTCAGGGTTAGGTTCGGTGTTTTCGCCTACACCCGTGGGAAGCGTTTGTTGATCCATAAAATCAAACACACCTTCAACTGTCAGATCACCCAACAATTGACCACTAATCGAAACATCAACTCCGGCTGTCCATATTTGAACCGTACCCATATCATACAGTGAAATGTCGTAAGAAGTAGCAGCTGATTTTCCTTCAACATACTCCCCTACCGGTGTTGTTTGTCGTACTAATTTATCTTTTGTATCACGTTCATACTTAAGTGGTATTTTGAGTTCCAAATCCGTCCACGCGGATCCATAAGAACAAAATTTCTTTCCAACATTTACTGCTTCGCGTTTATCCACGAAGAGTGGGGCTTTCGAATCAATCTGATACGATATTCCAACTTCACCACGTGTCGTTGATGGACAGGCGTGTTTGTACTTAACCACTATCCATTTAGGACGATATCGTTTCCAATTCTGCGCATTTCGGGATAACCACACACCAAAACCGTCATTAACCGTGGGTAAAACGGGCACACTTTCAGGAGGTAGACCCGGTTGTATACTTTTTTGATACGCTACCGTAAAACCACTCGACGTCGGTATATTCAGATCACCGATATCTTCACGAAATGGTACTGTACATTTTTTATTAGTACGCTCCACACCACCACGTTTAAATCCTGATGCAATTGGTGCAGAAATGTGTTTAAATCCGCTATTCCCTCGCATTTTTGGACGTGATTTAAATGATTTGAACTGTTTCTTAACGTTGGCTCGTGCTTTAACACCAGCACGTTCTCCCATCCGAAACGCTTTCTTAACTTTCTTATCTTTTTTGTGTGCTTTATGACGCACATCGTTTTTCGGAAACTTTCCAGACATTTCGAAATTTATTTCCTCTCTTACCGTAATCGTATTCCCAAAACTGTTTTGAATAATGCGAAATTTGTCCTGCTGTAAGTACGATTGGTCCTCGGTACTTTTGTGGCTTTGTAATTCTTTCACTCGTCGCGTGAGAGTAAAAATATGTTCTTGTTCGGCGTCGTACATTAAACTAGTACCGAACGTAACTAACTCTTCAAATTCATCATTCATTTTACTTTGCAGTCCACCCAAATGTAGTTTCGCAATTTCATCATCAGTTAACCAGCATGCCATTATTTCTGTATAAGACATCTGCCCTTCTTCTGGTGTCATTAACTGTGATCTATAGTCGTCATGGTATTTTCTATTCCAATGTTTCAACACCTGATACAACTCTCGATCAGCCCAGCATCCTTGCTGCAAACTCAGACCTCTAAGCATAATTTTCTTCGGATTAAGCGTTTTACATCCGTAAGTCATTTGACAAAGTACTTTGGTACGGTTAGGCATTGCAACCCACACACCCTCGCGCTGCACCCAACTGCAGCTCAAAAATTCGAGGCTCTCCAGCTTGTCGGAGACGTCACATTTCTTCAATATCATGCCAAAATCGGCAAATGCTTTTTTATATTTTTCTACACTGAAATACGTATATTTCTCCGTATTTATAGCTCCAGCCTCATCATCACCAACCAGTTTCATCCAAATTGCGGTGAATAAAAATCCATACAGCTGGATCGGAGTGAATTTTTTCCAATCATCACCCATCATTTGTATAAACGCATAAATATCCAACAATAAATGCGCTTCAGTGTTTTGCTTTATAGTGATAAAAGTGCCAGAAGGCATTCCTTTTATTTTATCTACCACTTCTCCTCCTTCGAGTACTACAGGTCCAAATATATTCATTCTCTCCAACATTATATTCCGTTTCAAATTATCCGGTGTTTGTTGTGATTTCGGCCAAAATCCAAAGGTAACTTCACGTACTGCTTCCATTAATTCAGGACATAAATCGCGGTCCCATCCAGAGACATCAGCACTAATAAACAGTGGTTTCTTTCCTCCCATCTGTGTTAACTGATAATACAATTCATCCCAACCTCCGTGCATTTGTGATACTCCTACTGCCGACCATATATTTTTATGGTTCTTTACCATTGCATCCATCTGACTCTTCCAATGCATTGCCATTACAATATGCATATGCAATCCCCCTGTCATAAACGTTCGTGGATTTTTTCCCACGGGACGCAATTCCCATTTCAATGTACTCATAAAAGGATCAGGCATGGGGTTTTCTGTTAATAAACTATCATAAAATAATCCAAAACCCACATCAAACAAAGGACATTCCATTGATTCTCCTTTCGTGTGGTACCAATTACGATAGCCCCATCCCGGTGATGTTCCTTTCACCATACTCTGTTTCACTTCTTGTGAATTCATTATGCCACATCCGCTATATGTGGTGCGCAAATGTATACGCATTAACTCTTTCGCAGCGGTTAAAATCTCTCCATCAATTTCCGTATTTTTTCGTATCCAATACTTCGATGTTTCCTCATACGATTTTTCAACTGTTAACTCAGGCACTCGCCAGACAGTTTCTGGCACATTCAAATTAAACGACTCGACATACTTCCTAAACAAAACTAATTCATTCGATGTAGTGTCCAACATCACACGACGTGGAAAAATAGCACTAACATCTTTACTCTCAAAATACTTTTCATACTCCTCAGATAATCCCAGTGAAACTCTTAAATCGAACTGAGATTCGAAAAAAGGTTGGCTCCAATTTTTATATAAAGGCCAATTAAACACTGGGGGCACTAGTTTGTTTTCGCTGCTAACTGTGCTACCATTTTTTCATGTGTAACAAAATATGATTCCTGCTGACGTGTTTTATCGGTATTAACTCGTACCGATCGGTGCATACCTACAACAACCCAGCCACCAACACTATCCTTAACAGTGCGCTGAAATATTGGAGCACCACTACAGCCACCAATTGAATACATATCATGCACACCTTCAATAGAACTCATTCCATACACCGGTCCTGTCATTGGAGTATACGACGCGACTGGTCCCGGTACATACACCCCGGCTTTAATTGTATCTAATGTAAGATGATACACACCTCTTCCCGCAATACTATGTGTTCGTGGTACATACCCAATATCCAAATCCAATTTTATATTAGCATTCGGCGATTTTTCATTAAAGTAAAATACCTCTTTATCATCATTCTTCTCATTCTGTCCCCATATCGCAATGGTGGTGCATTCTGTGTGCCAATCATTGTGTCTAAACACATGTGGTGTGAAATAATACCGATCTCCAACCGCATAACCGACACAACCAAATTTCAAATCACCATCCTTTATCTGCGACACTTCAACTCCCGGCTTGACAACATAAATTACATTTTCAACACGTTCCGCATTCATAAGCGGATATTCAATATGTGCACTTTGCGGTTTAATCTCCGCAGGCATTGGTCGATTTTTATCCGGTAATTTCGGAGGTTCCGGATATTGAGGATTATATGGTAATGTTGTTTTTGCTTGAACCCACGTTTCATCTACTACTTTTTGAATCGCATCTTTCTCCGCTTTTAAGCGTTTATCCTCTGCAGCATCACGCTCAGCCCGTAATTTAACATTAAGTTCTTCCATTTTCTTCAAAGCACGCTCCATATTCGCAATTTTATCCTCCGTTTCTTTCTTAGCGCCACCGCTTCCCGCAGTAACACCTTCAAAACGAATATCGCGATTATCTTTTTTAGGATCAAAACTCTGTTGTTGAGCTACATTTGGAACTGTTTCTGATAATTTCTTATCACGTTTTTCTCGTAAAACACGCGATAACCGCTCCGTGAAGGTGCTTTCATCCAAATCTTCACACTCATTACACTCTGCACGAACAGGTTTATTTAACACTTTCTTCTTTTTGTCAAAATACGCGCGATGTTTTTTACAAAACCAGCGTTTAGTCTTTCCCTCTTCATTGTCCGCGGCTTTCGCTTGTTCAACGAATTGATAACGTGACTCCTTCGATTCCATTTCTTGCAAACGTTCTTGCAACTGTTCTGCAACAATCTCCAACTCTTTTCGTTTTGACTCATTTCCTGCATTTTGTTTTGATTCCTCCAAAACTTTTTGCAAAGATTGATTATCACGATCATATTCATCTGCTGCATTACGCCAACGCTTTTGTTCTTCCGGATCGTCTTCTTCTTCTTCTTCCTCCACACGCCGATCTTCACGTTCTTCCCATTGATCTGCGTTTTTTAATAAATACTCATCCGGTTCCATTTTTCCGTGCATCGCGTCACGTATATCTTGCAAATCAACATTACCGTTGCAAATAACTTGCCACCACTTATGGCGTTCTGCTTTAATTTGATTGACGTCTTTCATCCCAAAATCATTTGCTAAAATTTCCTCAAATAATTGTGCACGTTCTTTAATTTCCTC